ATCGGTTTCAGATCTTCGTCAAAATGCTCATCCATAACCCTATTATACCCCATTTCACGAAAAGTATGCTATAATATACCAACTCAAACAAAATTTATTATTTGATATTTTACCTAACCACGAGAAATCGTGGTTTTTTGGTTCTATTGGGGTTATTAAGTTGCTAATCGACACAGCTATCTTAGTAGCTCCATAGAATCAAAAAGCCAAACTGTAAAATCCCTAGTTTAAGGATTTTAACAATTTGGGAGATCGTTTGAAGTTTTAATCGAGCGATGGTGCGTCTATGGAGCCGGCTATGTATTTGTTTTTTGAGCTTGGGCAGACGGGTGCGCCTTCGCTCTTGTTATCAAAAAAGTTTATCGCTCCAGCGGTGGGCATTGGTATTTTGCCGTGGGAGGGCTTTTATTTGCCTACTAAGCTGATATTTTGCCTTTCCGCACCTATGCTTACCGCCGGAGTGATAAGCACCAAAACAAAAAGGAGTAGAACATGAAAAATGATACTAAAAATGAACTTGAGAATAAAAATGGTGAAGTTGTGATTATCCTGCCGGAGCCAGAAGTTCCACCAATCAAGAGAATCACAATCTTCTTACTGGGGGTTAGCAGCGCACTTTTAGCGGCTGCGTATATCAATTTTAATGAAAACCTCGGGCTTTTAGCATTAGGAATCGTATTATTCCTGTTTATTTTTGACGAGGGTTTTCGGAGGATTTTTTAACGAAATGAGAATTAAGAAAGACACCGCGCACGACCTCTACGCTACTATCTATGACAGTTGCGTTGAGGAAATCCAAGAGGTGGGTTCTGGAAACTGCGTAAATAGATTAGCAGAGATACTCTGCGAAGATTATGAAAACTGGCCGGATGAAAAATGTCAGAAGGTCGCACAACAATTCTTTGATGATAACTACGATCGCGCTCACGCGGAAGCACTAGAATCATTTGAGCCAAGCGCACGAGAAGAAGCGATGGCCGATATTCAAAGAGAAACTATGGCTGCTTTAGCTGTAAGGGGGTGCTAATGACTATTTCTGTAAGTGAGGTTTTAGAAGATGCTTTTGCGGAGTGGTTTGAAAGCGATAGCTTTGAGAGCCGTAGTGATTTTGAAGACGCCATCGATCGTTTTGTAGATAATATCACCGAAGAAGCGGCTAGTATCGGAAGGCGAATTACCAAAATGACGGCGGAAGAACTGGACGACTGGTGCGGCATCAGTATTAACGAAGATACGGAGGAAGACTATGAATAATGAAAATGCCAAAGACGACAATGAGATTCAAAACAAAAATACACCTGTTTTATCTAATGAAGATAAGCGCGACCTTACAATGTCGATCAGAACCACTAAAACCGATGTTATGGATCCGGTGGCGTACGAACAGATGAAAATGATTTCGCGAGATATGATGGAGAGTAAAAGCCTACCTGCTTCTTTTACAAACGTGTCTCAAGTCCAAATGGCCCTAATGGCCGGTCATGAGATGGGTATGACCACAATGGAATCTCTAAACGACTTGTATTTTGTTGGCGGAAAACTCCAGATTTACGGAAAGGCTACGCCGGCGGCATTGCGACGCGCGGGGTGGCGAATTCGTAAGTTCGAAGAGACGAAAGATTCCTGTACGGCTACGGTATTCAACCCAAAAACAGACGAAGAAATCACCGACACCTTCACATTTCAAGATGCCGAATTGTCTGGCTTTACAAAAGACAAATACGGCAACATTAAGCTGGGCTGGAAGGAAGGAGCTAATCGTAAGCGTAAGTTGCGCTATGGAGTGCTCAGCCAAATTATTCATACGTACCTACCGGAAGTATTAGGTAGCGTAACCGGAATAGGCGATTACAGCGAAGATTATATGGCTGCCGAGCAGCTAGATGGCCAATACAGGCAAGCGCGAGAGCAAGAAAAACGAGCCGAGAAACTGGAGCGCCTACAACATCTTGACGAGCCAGAAGAAGCGGAGGTCGTGAAATGATAATCCAAGAGTTCGATAAAGATAGTCCGGAGTGGCTAGAAGCGCGACAGGCAGTCATTACCGGAACGCGCGTAAAGAGTGTAAAACCGCTGCTGCGTAAAGGTAAAACTGGTAGTCAGCCTATGGAGTTTTGGAAAATCGTCGCAGAATACGTTAGCTATGGCGTAGAAGAAGAATCGCCAATGGTGCGAGGAACACACCTAGAAGCGGAAAATGCCGAGAAAACCATTGAAAAATACGGTCTCACGAACCCAATATACGACAGAGGCATGATCTGGAAGGACGACAATGGCTTGCTCGGCTGTAGTCCAGATGCCTGCGAGAATACCGAAGAGCCGGAGTGGTCTATTGAGTGTAAGAGCCTTAACACCGCCGAGCATCTGTATCTGATAATGGCCGACAAATTTGCTAAAGGGGAGTTACCGGATGAGTTTGAATCCTTGTTCCCGCCACGACTAGGCGAGTACCGCGGCATAGACAGCGTGGCCGAAGAGCATCAACACCAAGTGAAACAATCCTTTGTAGTAGATCCTAAGCTTCGCGTAGTTTATTACAGCCTGTACGACCCGCGCATTGTCTTAGACAATCTACAACATTACGTCATCGAAGTTAGACGTAGTGAAATGCTAGACGATATATCTAGCCAGAAACAGATGGTCGAGGAGCAGGCATACAAAGCCCGCGCGATAGCAAAGCTTCTTACCGCAATAAATGCGCAAGCAAAATAAATTACATCATATTTTAAGTAGGAGAAGATTCCAATGAAAGCACAAATTAGTATTGAAGGAATTGACAGCATTTTTGCTAACGATTTTCTTAAACTGGCCAATAAGCTTATGCAGGACTTAGCCGAAGGAGTTGTTATAGATAAAGAGAAAATGAAGATCGATATTAGCATTTCAAACGCAGAAAACGAGTAGTAGAGGTCATGGTGGCGCCATGAGAGGTTACGGAAAAATCTTTGGTAGCTACCGACTCATGGCCGTTCAGACCGTGCCACCATCTGAGCACCTCCCAATTAACTCTTATGACCAAAGTCTCTCAACGGACGTTTAGCTAAACGTGAAACTATGGTCTCTAGACGAGCGCAGTATAGAAGTTTCCGCTGCTCGCCTAGCAAGCGGCCAACACATCGCATAAGCGTTGGCTTCTTGCTAGGTCGCTCCAGAAAATCGCAGTTGATCTGGAGCGATCTTTAGGTATTAAAAAACAAGTGAGGTAAAAATGGGCGAGAAAAAAGTGAAGCTCCGTATGGGGATACACAACAAAGTTACCATTGACAGGTGGCAAGCGATGAAAGACGATCTTAAAGCTGGCCTGCCGGTATCAAAGATTGCCAAGCGACACTCTGTAAGCGAAGGTACTGTTCGCAAAGTGCGCAGGAGTAAAACGTATCACGAATACAGATTAAGAGAAGTAAATAGGCATAGCAACCCGGAAATCGTCACCGCAAGCTGCGGCGTAGCGTATGAAGACTTCGGCCGGAAGCCGTTATTTTTTTCTCCGAAAAAGGTTAAGCCTACCAATTTGGCATTAAGCAACCAGCTGGATCGCGAAGCTGAGAAAACGGCGCGTGCCGTCGGTCTGGTAATGCTGAGCATAGTAGGAATTATAACTTTAGCCCTCGTCATCGTATTTCTTACGGGCATTGCGAAAGGCGGAAAATGAAAATCCTAGAACGAATAGCTCTGGCCGTGTGCCTTATGAACGTTCTGGCGTTCGTAGGGATGTGGAACCTGATGCTGCTCTGGGGCGGCATAGCGATTATTCCACTTACAATGATAATCTATCGAAAGTTAAAGGAAAAATATGAAAACAAAATATAAAGTCGTGTTCAAAATGGCTGGCGGCACGATTATTAAGGTCAAAGAATTCGTCCAGCCGGCCGGAGTCATCTACTGCGCTACGCAGGATGCCCCAGACGATGCTAATGAAGTCCAGATCGAGAATCTTGAAACTGGCGGAATAGCTAGTTACGAACTTAATCATGGTCAAATCCCTCGCAAGAGTGTCGACGCTCTAAAAGCATTCGTAGGAGGCGTATGAGGGCAGACGAATTAGCGACTTTGCCTGCGAACTATATGTTTTGGGACAAAGATTTGTGTAAGTACGCCACTATTAAAGACGTCGAGCATTTCGTTTCGATCTCAGACAATACGTATGGGACGGATTACGAAATGCGCTTACAATGTTTCGGCCGATTCCGTCGGCTGGCATATACCGGCCTGAACGATAAAAACAAGCGGCCAATCTACGAAGGTCATATCGTAAAAGCAAGTTACAAGATTATGAGCCAAAAAATTGTGATTATTGGCGCAATCGGGTTCGAAAATGGCAGCTTTGTAATCGTTGATAAAAAGCGCAACGTTGCGATATTGTCGGCCTTTGATTCAGAGGAGCTAAAAATTATCGGAAACATCTTTGAGAATCCAGAACTACTGGACGTAGAGTATGGCCGGGCAAATTAGCAAAGAACAGATCGCGTGCGACATCTGCAATTTAAGAACCATCTATGATGTGTTCGACCGCCTTTCTCTAAAGGGCAAGGGCGTTTGTATAGAAAACTTAGTAAGAAAATTCGCAGAGGAGAAAATGGAATATAGGCTAGAAAAAGAACTCGATGAAAACCTAGGAAGCCCCGTCTATTATTTATGGGTAATGGGGGACTCAGGCAAATGGGAGCCGTTTAGTAGTTTTGACAGGCTTAAAACGATGGATAACGAGCGTGGTCCCATGTATCAGGTACGTTTTTACGACTTGACGAAAGCATGCGATTTTGTCGATATGCTAAAACAAAATATTGGCTGGTCTGAAAGAAATTTAAAAATTACAGAAAAGACCGATAGGCATCTTGCAATGACGACCTCAGATCTAGTAGAAGGCGATGAATGTTGGGTAATTGAAATGACCGCGTATGGTCCAGTTGCTAGCAAAGCATATTGGCATGAGCATCTTGAAGGACTGCGCTCGTTAGGTTTGATTCTCCTTACTAAGGAAGAAGCAGAAAGAGATATCTCTCGTCGACTAGCTAGAGAAGTTTTGCTAAATGATACGAAAGGATTTAAGCCAGATTGGAATAATCACAGTCAAGAGAAGACGCTCGTCTACTATGATTCTGACGATAAAACACTAAAAATTGTGCAGTGGTCAGTAAACGCTTTTGGTGGCATTTATTTCGCTAACGAAGAAGATGCCGAAGCCTCCATCAAGACCCACGAAAAAGAGTGGAAGGTGTATTTAGGAGTAATGAGCAAATAAAATGGCTAACAATCAAGTATATTACACGAGCGGCGGAGGTGATGAGCAATACACGCCAGCGAAAACGGTAGAACTTCTACTGCCGCACATACAACACCTAAAAAATAAAACAATTTGGTGCCCTTTCGATCGCGAAGATAGCCAATTCGTTCAAGTCTTGCGAAAAAATGGGTTCAAAGTTACATATTCGCATATCGACTACGGGCAAGATTTCTTTGCGTACGAGCCAGAAGCGTGGGATGTGATTATTTCAAATCCACCATACACGAACAAACGCCGTTACTGGGAAAGGTGCCTAGCGCTAGACAAACCCTTCGCGCTATTATTACCAGTCAATATATTAAGCGACTCGGTGATCAATGTGTCACTAAGAGAGAGAGAGAGAGAGAGAGACGGCTGCGTACCGCAGCTTCAGCTGCTCATCCCATCCCGAAGAACACGTTTTTACAACGCAAAAACTGGAGAAATCGGCAAAAGCCCAACTTTCAAAGCAGCATATTTTGCTATTGGGGTATTCAAACAACAGATTATTCTCGCAGATTTAGAGAAATAGGAGAGAGGTAAAAATATGAAAGAAATCAAACTCACACGAAAAAAGACCGGAGAGGTTTACGCGTTCTTTTCTAGCCACGAAGAGCATATCGTTTTGAAAGACGCAGAAGGTCGGCAACACCATATGCGTATTGACGAACTAGCTCGCGACTTCGATTGTTCGGAGGAAGAGAAATGAGCGGGGGCATTTTAATTACTTCCACGACAAGATCACGCAAGACATCTTTGACTGGAATATAGACGCTGACTACAACCTTGGAGCCGAAGAACAGAAGAAAGGTGCCGTGGTGGCACGCGCTATGAACCCATTAAATGATGTGGAATTATCAGAAATGTTGTACGATTTAGCGTGCGTGTTGAAGGCTCACGATTGGTGGAGGAGTGGTGATTGCGGTGTGGAGTGCTATAACAAGGCTAAACGATACTTCAAAGAAAAATGGTTTGGCAAAACACAAAAGCAACGCATAGAAGCACAAGTTAATAAAGCAGTTGAGCAGTTCAGGCAAGATGTAGGTGAAATGTTTGAGAATGAGGAATAAGGATGAGCAAATACGGATTTTTATCAGATGATGGCAGGATCTTTTTAACGCGCTGCCCAAAGTGCGAAAAGGAAAATTGGGCGATGGCTGTGGCCTCTGGACAATGCTGTTGGTGTGGCCATAAGGCAGAGAGGAACGAGTTGGATGAGCAGTGAAACACCAGCATACATAACCGCCATCCACAAAACTCGCCGCAAAGGCACTCGCCTAAAATGGCGAGACGCTATGTGGTATAAAAATTATTTTCCGGATGGAACACATGGCGTAAGGTTTATGGGCACCGTTGCCATTTTAAGAGGCGATAAATACGAGATTTTGCGGAAAGGACAGGAAGAATAATGAAGAAGATCGAGTTGACCTATTACGGCATGGTTATATCTAAGAAAAATACAAAGCGGATCATCAGAAACGCAAAAACCGGAAAACCTATGATGATTTCCAATAAGGCAGCATTGGCAAACGAACACGACATGATTAACCAGTTCAGCGTTCAAACGCTCGCACAAGATAAACCGATAGGAAAATGCAAGATTTCGATCGTAATTTACGAGCCAAACCTGCAACGCAGAGACCTAGACAATCAAGCCACTTCAATACTTGATGCTTTGACTAGATCAGAAGTAATCAAGGATGACTCCATAAAATGCGTCAAGGAGCTAAACGTCCGGTTAGGCGGTATAGATAGAGAAAACCCTAAAGCAATAATAACTATAACGGAGGAAAAAGGATGACAAACAAAAAGCCTTCCAAACGCGGCCCACGCAAGCAGAACCCCAAGTCAAAGGCGAATCTGGTGTCGCTCGCTAAGCGGCCGCCGAAAGAGCGAAAGAAGATCGCTAGCAAAGGCGGTCGAATATCGGCTAAAAAGTACAAAGACGAGCTGAAACTCCAGCGAATTGCCCAAATGTTACTACAATCGAAGCTTCCAGAAGGTGAGCTGAAAAACCGGCTCATTGACGCCGGTATTAGCGCAGAAAACGCTACGCACGGCGCCGGGATGCTGATGAAGCTCACCGACAAGGTTTTAGAGAACGGCGACGTCCGTGCCTTTGAAGCGATTCGAGATACGGCCGGAGAAAAACCGACCGTCGACATCACAAGCGGCGGCGAACCTATTACCGGCATAGATATTGCCTTCGTAAAATTCGATGCGGAGAAGAAAGATGGACGGTCAGAGAGCTAGTTTAGAAATACCAGAGCCTTTCAAAGAGCTATTCCAGCCATCTAAGGACTGGCGGCATATTATTTACTATGGCGGCCGGTCTAGCGGAAAATCGACTCAAGTGGGTCTATCGCTGCTTATTGAAGCGGCGAACAAAACAATGCGCATCCTGTGCGTCCGCGAAGTTCAAAAGTCAATCGAGAAATCCGTTCATAAACTACTCTCCGACTTAATCCACAAGCATGCCTTTCTCCAGCAAAGCTGGGTGGTTACGAAAGAGTCCATCCGCAATAAGATTACAGGTAGCGAGTTCATGTTCGAGGGTATGTATAACAACGAAGACAACATCCGCTCCTACGAAGGTGTCGATGTTTGCTGGGTCGAAGAAGCCGAATCGGTATCAGCCAGCTCCATTGACGTTCTAATTCCGACAATTCGCAAAAGCGGAAGCCGTATTATCTGGACTTTCAACCGACTTACCGAACATGATCCGGTCTGGGACAGGCTTGTTGCTCATCCGAGCGACCGCACCTACGTCCGTAAGGTAAATAGCGAAGAAATCGAGGATTTACTAAGCGACGAAGTGAAGTTTGAGCGCGCCGAAATGCTTAAAAATAATCCAGAGATGTATGCGCACGTCTGGCTAGGCGAGCCACTCACTTCTAAGACCGGCTCTGTATTTGGTAAACAGCTCAGCCAAGCCGCTATCGAAGGACGCATCTGTTCCGTACCTTATGACGCAGGCACCGGAGTTTATACGGCGTGGGATCTCGGCGTCGGAGATTCAACGGCAATTTGGTTCTTCCAGCGGGTTATGAAGGAGATTCGGTTTATTGACTATTACGAGAATAGCGGTGAGGATCTAGCCCATTATATCGCCGTTATTCGTCAAAAAGGCTATAATTACGCGACACACTATCTACCTCACGATGCCCGACAACGCGAATTACAAACTGGCCTATCACGCGTGGAGTTCTTCGCTCAAAACGACATCCGCAACGTTGAAGTGTTGCGCCCTACGAACTTCCAAATTGGTAATGACGATATTAACCTTATCGCGCGGCCAAAGCTTTCTCGCTGCTGGTTCGATGCCGAAAAATGTGCGCGTGGTCTGGAGTGCGCTCGGGCTTATCATTATGAGTTCGATGAGAAAAATAACCTATTAAAGTCGAAGCCAGAGCATGACTGGTCATCGCACGCATCATCAGCCCTTATTTATGCCCTAATTGCCGAATCACAAGCTGAGGCACGCGCCAATACGCCAGTTATTAAGGTAAAAAAGCCAATAAATAGTAGTATTAACAAGATTCTATATTAGGAGAAACAATGAGCAAAATCGAATATGGAAAAATCAAAACCACAAAAGTCGAGGGCGGTCTTACAACCCACACCGAGACTAATATAGTTGACGGATCTGCGATCGCGCCAAAAAGAGTACGCTACGAAGAACGTGTTCGCGTTCGCAACGCAAAAGAGGAGCAGGAAGAATATCTGAGGTTTAGCGATTTCGTACACGCAAGCCCAGACATCGACCTGCTTACGCCAGAGTTTAGAATCGAATACTCAAAACTTGGCCAGAAAGGGGGCTATTATTACGTTGTAAAGTGTTGGTCTCGTCTCGAATACGACTAGAAAATCCGTCGCGCCTTCCCCTGCTCGTCTCGCCCATACATCTTTATTAAAACCCTAGCTTTGCCGTGCTCGTCGCGGCAATAGCTTTTACTGATAAACTTGGCCTTTCCGCCGACATTTCCATAAAACCCACCGATAGACGATAACTTAATGGTCTTAGAATTACCATACAAACCAGAACCGGAGTAGTACAGCCGAACTTCAATAGTAAGTTCTTCGCGCGTATCTACACCGCTGATATTGAACGAACCGGCATTAGCTCCAGCAGGGAGAGACCCACCCTTCGCCCACGCCGAGTAGCTTCCGTCTCCAACCTTGGTCCGGTAATATATGTCCTGAGCAACGCTGGCCGTAGAAGCGGAATACCCACAAGAAACAGATATTGAATCGCGGTTTGTATTGGCACTAATTTGCGTAATTGTAGGTGGAGGTGTCCAAACGCCAGAGCTAAGGGCATAATTGTCTCTCATGCCGTTAGAAGCGTAAATATACGCTTTATATTTTGCGTTGGCTTGAATTGTAATACCACCGCCGATTGGTGACGTGGAGTTGTTTATCGTCGCGCTTTGCGTAGAAGTTGTTGCCGATACCGAAATCTCACGTCGTCCGCCGGAAACACTGGATGCTGACCCGGCAACAACACCAAGCACAAGGGATCTGGATCCAGAACCATTACCAAAACTTGATACCCTACCAGTGACCGATATCGCGCTCGTAGATGACGCCGAGCCGGAAATACTAGAGATTGACGGAGAAGTATAAGTTGGCGTTGGAGGATCGGTATTACCGCCACCGCTCCCACTACCACTACTAAAAGCCGCACAGTTGATTGAGCCAGAAGCAGACCCGTTGAAATACTGCGTTCCGCTTACAGATTCGCTAAAATAAACCGTCTTCGCTGATGTATGGCTAACATTTACCGTTAGCTCCCCTTGATCTTGCCAAACATTTTGTTTCCCACCGTTTACACGCAAGGAGGTAAAAGTCTTTGATTCACCGTTAATTGTGATTCTTGCGCTAGTTGCGCCTCCATACTGATACGTATCACCAGTCCATGCGTTGGTTCGGCGCGCTTGTAGTTTACCGGTCAGCCTTGAGACGCCACTCGTGCTGCGATCCTCGGTTACTACAAGCCGGACTTCAATATAAGTACTACCTTTATGCGAACACTCAGCCATTACTTGTACACCCCATACAGCATTACTCCATTTGGCATATCAGCCCCTTCCGAAAGATCTTTATCAGAGAACATCATTGTTTTGTTGTCCAACTTTCCAGCGGTTACGGCGTTATCTGCTAGGGCTTCACTCGTTACTACGCCGGGCTTAAGTGTCCCATCTTGGCTAAATACCATCAGGAATAGACTTATCAAATCTGCCCACATGCCAATCGTGAGATTCATCTCAATTTGATCATCGACTAGGTGGCCACTATCAACGGCGCCGGCTTGCCACTCTAGGTTAATAATCGAATCCTGCGAAACTATGCCTTTCCAGTCGCTCTGCGATTCGTAGTTAATAGAACCATCGGCATTTAACCGATATGATGAAAAATGTACCGGTGTGTCGGTCGGCCATCCAGCCAAATTATCGCAGCGTAATGTTTTTTCGCCAACAGACCGTGCCTGAACCACCTTCGCAACGTTCGGGTAGATTCCGCTTCCGTCGCTTGCTTTACATAATTTATCTGTGATTGACGCCATTTCTTCTCTCCTTTTTAACTTAAATCTTTAATTCCGATACCGACATATTCAGCAACAACGCTCGAAATAGCGTAGTCGACGCCACTTGTCGTTGAAGATATGCGATATTCGAACCATTGTACGTCTTCGTCCACTTCAACAATTACGTCTACGGTGTCTCTGTCGTCATCGACGTTATGTCGCGTCCCGACCAGCTTACTAAATCCATGCGGTTTATTCCAACCGCGGTTGAGGTCGCTAAAACCAACCGGTATACTGTTTGTGGTAATCGTAACCGACTCTCGCCACGTCATTTTCCCATCTTCCGTATAACCGCTGACGTCGAAGTTAATGGTTCCGCGCGGTCTCAACAAAGTAAACACGACTTGAATCAGCCTCGCCCAATCTCGGCCATCTTTTGACCACTCGATTTGGCCGCTTTTTGCCTCAGTCATAAAAGGCACACGATCATCGCGCGTCGCGAAGTTGCGACTCATTTGATAGATTTTATTATTCGACAGGATGAGAAAATGCGTTTCGCCAGAATTATCGTTGTAAAGCCACATCCAGTCGACGCTGAGATGCCAAGCAAGAATCCACGCGCCCTTATGCTCCAAATCTAACACCCACACTTGGCTGTTTTTGTCCGCGCTGACTGGTAATGCCCAGTAAACTCTACCTTCATATGCCAGACCAACCGCTTTGTCCATACTCTTTGTGTTGAGAAGTGCAACTTGATCTTTAATTGTGGCGGTAATTTGAGTCGTTGATAGGACGTTTTGAAGCTGCGGAATTGTTCCAGTCGTCTTAAAACCGTCCCGTGACGGGTAATACAGCGAGTTATTATGAATTACAACGCCATCAGGACTGTCCGTGCCGTCCGTACCGCTATCTTCCATAACCTCCCACGCAACTATCGTCTCCGATCCGTACGTGAGTTGATTATGAATCAGGTGATACCTTTTCCCGCTACCGTTTGATCCTTGCGTCAAGACCACGACCGTGCTATCACCACTACCCTTACGGAATGGCATCACGGCAATCGGCACTTCCTTTGTACCGCTTGCGACCGGCGTAAAGCCACCGCCATTGGCAGGTGAAAAATCTAGTTCGTGATCGTAATCGCCGCCGTGCCGTACGTAATAAGGGTTCTCTGTGTCGCCAACTAGCCATACACGGCCGTTTACGACCGTTCCACGCCTTGCTTTCGGCCCAGACGTCGAATTATAGCTCGGCAACGATCCGCGGCTCAAAATCTGAGCTTTGGTGCCGTCGTCCGTAAAGCTCGTGATCGTTGGATCAAGTCCAGAAGCTATCATGTAAAGCTCCGGTTGACCAGTTCCGTCTGCCGAGACACCCATATACACATTGTAGCCGGTAGCTCCCTCAACCGCTTCCCACGAGATCGTGATTTTCTGCTCATCACTCCATAAATCACGCTGCGTAGATATGCTTTGTGCCGCGACCGGAGAGCCAGCAGTCTCCCCAACGGTTGAGTTCGCCGTAATCGCATAATAAACCTTGAAATCTGACCCAGACAAGTTATTAAGCGTACATAGTGGCGCTTTTTGCGGGTCTTTAAGGCTCTTGAAGCTGGTAATTTTCCATGTCGTCGTGTCAATAAAGCTCAATGCTTCGCCATTCAGGATTAGAACTTTGCCGCGCACCTGAAGGAAGTGCGCCGGAGATGCCGCGTCATAATCTCTGCCTTCTATCTTAGTCCAATTCGCACTCTCTCCAGTCGCATAGTACACATTGGCGGTGCCGTCTTTCACCATCATTGCCACCATATAGAATCTCGGCGTCATCCCATCCATCACCTTACACTCGAAAATCTCCCCCAATACCTTACCGACTGGCTGGGGGCCATATTCTACGAGTGCAGGCCTTGGCCGAATCACGCCGTTTTGTTCAAGCACCATATTCGAGGTTGAGACCAGTGAATTATCTACAACGCGTCTCGCATCGTAGTCGGTAACCGTTCCAGTGCTCCAGTCCAGTATGGCTTTCCGCTCAATAGCGGGAGCTTTCGTGGCTTTAGGTGGATTTATCATTAGCTAAGGCCTCCCGGGTTTCGCCACGAACCACGCACCCTCCGAACTTGGCCGCTGCGATTACGCCGAATCATATTTGTCATGAGATTATTGGCTTCCGCTATTAGATTACCATGCTGGTTTTGTTTCACAATATCGTTGCGAATATACTCTGCCGCGCAGATTGTAACTAGCCAATACGGATCATCTACAACAATATCGTCATCTTTGCCGGTGAGTTCTTCTATACCTAAATAGACCGGAGCGTATAATGTCCCACCATACTCAGGACTTTGTTCGTCAAACGTTTGATTAAAAATAAGACTGTTGCCGATCACGGCACAATAATTGCCGACGGCGTGATTCTGCAAGTCGTCATAGTCAACAAGATTATACTTGATCTTGCGTCCGTCCTCAGTACCAATATAGACGTCATCACCTCTTGCCGTCGAGATTTCGTCAATCGTTTCGTCAAGCTCATAGGTGTCCGTGTCTGAAATTGTGCCAAGTTCATAGGCTCGATCGTACCGAGAGTTCCATTTTTGCCCCGGCTCGTTCAGCCAAGCATTTTGATAATAGTTCGCGATGCCAAGAATCTTCTTCCACTTCGCATTGTCCGGCGATAAAACGGTAGCCTTGCCCGTGGCCTTCAGCATCACCGCGTTACATAGTTCTTGAAAAGTCATAGCTACCTCAACGCACGCTCCACGCTCTTTTAGGTAGCTCTGCTTATTCTTATTATATCACAATATGACCGAGATTAGTTATCAAACTCGCGCGGAGATTGGATTGTCGTGTCAAGATCAACGTACTTGCCACCCATTACGTCTCTAAAATACTCGCATTGTTGTTTCGTGAGATAATCTCCGTCGGTGTTCTGTGTATTAGCACAGTTAGCCCACTGTTGGTCTCGCAACTGATCTTGCGCATGATTCGTCACCGACGATACCATCCAAATTGGTAATGCCAATAGCCCAATGCCAAGAGGAATAGCAATTAGGCCTTCGACACCTTCACTTAACCACTTAGGTAGCTTACGGCTCTGGCCATCTGCTTTCTCCTTAGTTTTACGTTCCTCGTAGGCATCGTAAATATACTTTACTACCACAAATTCGAGCGCCCATACCGCAACGATTATGATCATATACAAGAAATCCATTCTGCTCCTTTTTAATTATAGGCAGCAGGTACAAAATACGGTGCTGCAGATTGTTCAAATCTATACCAAATCAACAATTGCCAATTTGTTGCAGCACTGTATCAGGCTGGCAATTATTGAAATAATATAGATTTGAACACTTCTATTATACCATACCTGTTAGTAAAATCAAATGCCCCAGTCAATATGACTAGGGCATTTTCATTGGCCAAGTATAACTACTTACCAGCTCCGGTAGTCTCACTAGCCTTGAGGATAGCGACAGCCTTATTAGTGCCGTTAGCGTCAATGACCCAAGCACCCGGGCGGAACAAGCCACGAAGCAATGGACCGTCGCAGCCTGCAGTAACTGCATCCTTACCAGTAAGGACGTAGGTTTGATAGAGCTTGCGGCAAGTCTTCATTACGCGTTTATCCCAGATGACGGCCTTAACAGTAGGAGCAGCCGTAAATGTTGCTTGAGCATACGGTGCGGTACCGGTAAGAGTCATCGTTACAAACAACTCGTCTGGAACCACTACCACGTCAATCCCGCGATATTTGCCGACAACGCCAGTTTCAACCATCTTGTCGTTTTTAACCGGATTAAACTGGTCGGCGATTGCGTCCATAAGCTCCGTTTCATTAGAAGCTGGAACAAACAATGCTTGAGTTTTGGAATAGCTATGCGCATTTTTGAGTGTAGCGATCATCGAATCGACGCCGGCCTTAATTTTGCCTTCCGTATAGGCCACAACGTTTTTACCGCCGTAGGTAGTGGCCGCTTTAATAGCGGTAGCAATGTTGAGCTTGTCGATGAACGGAGAATACTGCTCACGAATACCGGTGGCAAGAACCTGCCCGGCTTCCTTGAGTGCGCCCGCGGTATCGTTAAGATCGACATTGGGGATGTTTTTGTTGATTTCGTAGAATAGTTCTACATCCTTGCGAGTAACATCCGATTTGACGGCACTAGGGCTACCAAAGGCTGAGCTTGTATGACCCCCAAGGAAGTCAGATGTATCGACGGTACGAAAGTAAACGCTAGCGACTCCGCCGTCTTCCTTAAAGGCCGCTTCTTTTGAAACATAAGCAGCTGTCAAAGACCTTTCGCTAAAGATTTGGTCAAGTTTTTTTGCGTATTTAGTGGCGTAATCAGTATTACGATTATCTGATGTTGTCGCCGGTGTTTCGGTTGCCATAATTGTTATCCTTTCTAATTATAGTTTTAATAGTCTTGAGCACTTAATCCCATAAGCATTGGGTCGTCATCGGAGCTATTCTGGCTGCGGCCGCTACCAACAGTATCAACGGTGCCCATCATCTTCTGAGCGGCTTCTCGTCCAGCAATCTCGCCCTGCTTCTTCGCAGACTCTGTCGCTTTTGCCAATAGGGAGTAGAACTTGTAAATTGGGATCTTACAGCCAATTTGCATCCCAGTCTGTGGATCCGTCTCAATCGCCTCAGATAAAATCTCAAAGGCGCCATCAGCCACATCGCCGTTATATTTTTCAGACTTAGGGTCAAACATAGGAAAGTCCCTAATAACATTATCCACTTCTTGAGACATTTCAAGACGAGACTCGGCAATCTGGTTTGCGACGGCTTCGCGCTGCCGCTCTTGTTCAAGCTGATCTAGGCGGTTCTTTGTAATTTCCGCCTGCGCCTCGGCCCGAGTATAGTAATCGCCAGTTTCCGGGTTTATGGTGTTAATCAGCTCATCTTCCGTTTTTGCTTGGCTGTTTGGCTGCATCCCATACTTCTCCCTGATGAGCCTGCTCGTCTCCTCACGGATAGCATTCCGCCGTGCCACTAACTCACGAATTTCACTATTAAGTTGCTCTTTGCGCTGAACAGCGCCCTTTGCGGTTTGGCCATTATCTGAGCCCTGCTGACCCCCATCTTCCGAAGCTTCTTTGTTGGCCGCTTCATCCGAGTTTTCTGACTTCGTATTCTCACTAGCCGAAGTAGGTTGGTCTTCTTCTAGCGAATCACTACTACCATCAAGAGCCTGCTCGAACCCATCATCTGGTTGCTCCGCTTGCGTCCCTTGGTTCTTGCCGGTTGTCGCTCCCGGTTCTACGGCGTCCGCATTTTCCGCTGGATTATTTTTTACGACATCATCGTCCATAACATCTCCTTATGCTTTTACGTCAAATAAAGGTGACGAATCCTTTGGGCGAGATTAGCCCTGTTCTATATCGTAAAGGGTGGGCTTCTACGATATAGAACACAGCCAACCTCGATTACTTCTTGCTGTGTGCTTTGATTATTACCTCAAGCCTTTTTATCTCCTGTGTTAGTACGGCTGCGACCATTTTATTAACCGTAACCTGTCGCATAAAGTTCTCCGAATCCTTGGTCTCTGTAATAGAGTCAATATCATGAAAGAACTCAATCCGTCTTTGCAGATGCTTTACCGTTTCGGCAATTAAGGGTTTTTCTGCCAGATATTTTTCAGTCTCCTGTTCTCGGCGCTTCTTCTGCTCGTTTGGCTCACCAATAAGCCGCTGAGAAGTCGTCGGGTACACAACACTATCGTCCATTTCCTAAAATCCTTTCCGCTTGACTAAGCGCTTCGCTCGGATCTTTCCTTTCATTCACAATACTGTTTATAGTCCAATTTACGAGATCTTCCGGCCAGCCCCGTTGAAGCAGTAGTTGAGCTACTACTTGGGGGTCTGTCATATCTGGAGCCGTATTGCCGTCGCCCAGCGTTTTGAGGTCAATCTTCAGCTTTTCCGGCTCAAGCACACCAGAGTTACTGACTATGCTGTTGTATAATAGAATGATTTTTTCTTGCGGAATAAGCTGGGTAACGGCTGGGGACGAGATGAAATCTAAAATAAGTTGTAGTGATTCCAGCTGCTCAGCCTGTCCGTTCAATTTGGACGTACTAGCATCTACCCGAAAATGTAGAGTTTTTACCGCTTCGCTGTAGTCGATGGACACCTTGTTATCTTCGGTTACATAATTTTCGTCTAGCTCGCCACGTTTTACTAGCTCACGTAAGCGGTCAGCAGTCTTCTGATCGAGCTGTAATTCTTCTTTACCTTCACGCTCCGCAAAATAGACGTTAATGGCAGTTTCAGCCCAGTCTTCAAAGAACGACTCAAAGTTTTTACGCAGATAGTTATCGTCGGCATCCAAAATCTGTTTTTGTTGCTTAAGTGCCGTTGGCGTTTTACCAAAGCCCGGATTCCCGACATCCGCGCTCACCGATGTATCGCCACCCGAATTGAATAGGTTAAGCAGCTGAGTTTTGTTTAGCGAGTAAATAGATGCGTAGTCGCGAATTGCCGTCGTAGTGACTTCTAGCGGTTCTAAGTTCGCATTTGGATCGCTAGACAGGTCGATGAAGGCGTTTGGTTCGTAAACCGCTTGACTGGTATCAACGTTGCCGCGAACTTTAATCGGCGGAGCAAGCTCCAACGCGCGATTAAACATATAAGCACGCATATTGGCGTCGATCATATTCTGAAGGCCGCCAATTAAGCTCATAATAGACCGGCCAAATGGGTTACTATTATCTACATCAGCATAGAAATAGTTGACAGGCGGCAAACCACGCGGATCGCGATTCACCTTCTGCCGCACGATTTTTCTCGTGCTTGGATTCCCCATAAGGAAGATCGCGCCTTTGCCTTTTTGGAATCCAGTTACAATCTCAATACCTTCGGACGACACGCCTGCGCGTTGTTCGGATTCGGTCGTACCTTCTTGATCCTTGGTAGTAATCTGCTTTTTCAGCTCTTTAAGAGCCGGAATATCCCAAGAAGAAGTGTATTTCGATCCAGCTTTCTTAGCCTTTTCTTGTAGATTACGCTCCTTCTCAATAATCTGATCGATAGTTTCTGGCTGCCACCAACTTCTAATGAAGAAGTAGTCACAATCGTAAAAGCTTGTCTTGCCGGGCTGGAAGAAAATATCGCCATAGTAGATCAGCTTCGCATCTGCGGTAAACTCACTGCCGTTCCATACGAAAGGCGTATAGACAGCTTGGCCGCCAAAAGTTAGCCCATTTTCGATAGTTGACCAGAACTTCTGAATCAAATCGTGACCACCCTTTGCGTCTGGCAAGATTTTATGAAGAAGAATAAACTCGGCCACGATAGCCATCGGATCATCTTCGTCATCGCTCGTCACGACACCGGTTGGTAGTTGCTGAATTACGCGTTTCGGTGCCTTACGAACTAATGCGGCAGCCGTGCCATCAGAAACACGAGCATACTGCTCTGGCACGTTGCTAGGAGCTTCGTTGCGCGCAATGCGGTCATATTCTTCAAAGTCTTTCGACCAATTTTTAGACCACTCCTTTGCGACTTCGTACTTACTCCACAGATTGTCTTTCGTAAGAAAAGGGTTCATCCAATAGTTTCTCGTGGCCCTCGTGCTTTTTTGGATGAACCATCTGCTTATATTATATCACAAGCCTAATGAAAAAGTAAAATAATCATTAAAGCTTACCTCGTGCCTTCAATTTTTCCATCTTGCTATGTATGTATGAGTTGCCACCGTGGTCGTTGTAGAAGTCGTAGTTTTCCCAGAATCGCTCCAATTCTTCTTCGTCAACAGGCTCACCGCGTTCGATCCGAGCAAGGAACTCGACAAGGAAATCCTTGATCCTGCCCATTTCGCTCTCATCATGCTTAGCCTCAAGAAGATCAACTTTCCGGTTAATCTCGTCGATCTTCTTGTTCGTTGGCTCAAGCGCCTTGTTCAGCGTTCGCTGAAAGGCAAAAGTTAGGAACTTACAGACCGTCGCTATCGCTCCGCCAATACCGACAGCCCACAATAACCACTCGCCAATTTGACCGATAGTAACCCCATCCATTATCTAGCCCCCGATGTTCTGAACCAATGTAACCGCTCCAGACGCCGCAAAGCCTGCCACAATACCAATCACAATACTTAACCCGATAAATGGTGCGATAATACCACCAGCAACACCGGCGACGGCTATTACGATCGCTTTACGCCACTCTTTATCGTAGAGTGCTTTCGCAAGCTCGACGAAACCGATTACGAAACCTGTTAGCAACAACGCCGTTACAGGCTCAATCCCTAAAATACTCAAATCCATATTTTTCTCCTTTCTGGACTTATTTACCAAGCTTCTTATTTACGATAGACTGGACGGCATTGTAGTTGTAACCGGCCCTAAATAGCCGGTCCTTACGATCTTGGCCGTTACCCCATTTACCGGTAATGACTTCCGCTGCGATCTGCTCGTTGGTTTTTACGGTTGGAGTCGTATTCTTGCCGAATCGAGCATTAACAATGCGTTGAACGGCAGTATAATCGTAACCAGCCTCGGTAAGACGCGTTTTTCGGTCTTGATTATTACCCCATTTGCCAGCGATGACTTCATTAGCAATGGTCTCATTGCTTTTCTTCGCAGGAATCGCAGGCTTACCAAATCGGGCATTTACAACGCCTTGAATAGCATTGTAATCATACCCAGCATTACGAAGTCGTTCGATACGTTCAGCGCCGTTACCCCACCTGCCCAAAATCACCTCATCAGCTATCTGTTCGTTGGTTTTCTTACCAAGCGCCTGTGCCAATTTGTTACTTGCTGGCTCATCCGGCTGTAAGGTAATATCGCTCTTACCAAGCTCAGTCTTAACCATATCTAGGAATCTGTTCCAACCGGTATCGAGAGTACGATGAGGGCAGTATTTGCCACTATAATCTTGATGTTTAGTGACTTTATCGACTCCCCAGCCACGCTCTTTGAGAAGCTGAGCCACAAACCTTGCGGCGTTTTTCTCAGCTTGGACGAATCTCTCCCCACCGGATTTTGAATAACAAACCTCAACCGCGATCGTCTTGCGATTACCGCGTCCGTAGGCTCCGTCGCCGGCATGAAACGCATTACGATCAAGCGGCAGTCCTTGGCGGACTTCTCTATCATCGACCGCAAAATGAAACGAAACCAGCTTCGTATTGCGGTTCATATAAGTAATCTCGTTTTCAGCCGAAGCGTCATTGGCCGTATTGTGGACGGTAATAGCTTCCGCCGTCATAGGGTAAGGACACTTATTGTACCGGTTTGATTCCGGACATATTTGTTGTGTTGGCGTAATCATTTAGCTACCTCAACGCACGCTCCATGCTCTTTTAGGTAGCTCTGCTTACGTTTATTGTATCACAAAAGTAGGTCTTTGTGAAACTTATCCATCCGCCGAGTCATTTCGCTAGAACTACCCTTCATCGCGTGTGCGCGCCAACACTGGTAACACTCCTCGTATTTCGCCTTCGTCATCCGGCCGTTCTTCACTAAGCGAGCCATTTTTCGTAATCTCTGCCGTTCTTCTTTGACTGTCTGCGGATTAACGAACATCAGAACCTTACCAGTTTTTGTCAGCCGGTAAATAAAGCCGAGAAACTTAAACTCTTGCGACACCGGTATTATTTTTGTTTTCTTTGGGTGTAAAGTCATCCCAAGCGTTGCCAATTCGTCGGCTATTCTTCGCCGGCACTCCTCAAGGTAAGCTTTGTCATCGTGTATTAACAAAAAATCATCCATATACCGCACGTAATGCTTGATATGGAGCTTTTCTTTAATATAGTGATCCAAGCCATTTAGCGCCGCTATGCCGACAAGCTGGAGGAGCTGACTGCCCGGGAAGTACCCACCTTCGTTACCATACTGCGTTCTCAATATGGTAACGACTTCATCGGCAATCTCTTTGGGGAAGTTCGTCGTAAAGACGTTTTCAGCAACTTCGCTTTTCATATTCGGGTAATAACCGGCAACGTCGCACTCTAAAATATAACCGCTCAACTTATTCTGTCTGTAAAATCTTTGCAGATGGCATTTCATCCGATTCCGGCAAAAATCGGTGCCTTTTTTCTTCTGACAGGCCGCGTTATCGTAAATGAAGTGCTTCGTCAATCCGGGGTAGAGTATATTATCGTTCAGACTTCGCTGATACACGCGATCACGAAAAGAAATGCTCATTGCCGCTCGCTTTTTTGGCCGGTAAATCATAAAATGCCTCCCCGGACGGCATTTATACGTACCATCGTGTAGGGAGTCTGACAGCTTTCGGATCTCCGATAATTCGTTCAAAACAAAGCTCGCCACCGAGTCTTTCCAAATCACGCCATTTTTACACTTCTGGGCGCTTCTATACAGAGCTTCAAACGAGATCGCATCTTCCATAAATAATTTCAAGGGAGTGCGTGGCGTTTATAGTGGTGCTTGGTTCACCAAACCACATCGCCACGCCATTGTTTATCTCATAAGAGAAAGGAAGCCAACTCCTTGCATTGCGTCAATAGAGGGACACCTTTCCTATGGTCCGGTATTCTTGTCCCACCCGTTAAATGCAATCCGCGACAACACGATAAGTGTTGTTGTAATTGTTGTTGTTGGGCGCGCCTGACGTCTGGACATTGCCAAAGTTGTTGGAGTTGCCCGAGTACAAAGACGACCATAGCCAACTTCCTATTCTATTTTACCATATCTTTTTTGATCCGCGTCTCGCCACGCACGAATCAACTCAAGCGTTTCCACGACCATATTACTCCAAGATTCGACGCGCTTCGTGGGGAGCTTGTAAACCTCCGCGCCGAGATCAATATCGGCCAACAATACAACGCAGGCTCTCGCCGCTTCGTCTTGTAGTTCTTTTCGCTTTTCCCACGCCGCTCGATTAGTCACCCTGATATTATTCGCCGCCCAACACGAATTGAATATCTTAATTGCGACCTCAGCATAGTTCTTACCAAGAAGCTCCCGAAACTCTGCTGGGAACTTCTTCGGATTACTCGTGATCTTGATTGTATGCGCAGCCAACTCTCGTGCTTTGATGGCAGCTTCAAGTTTACTTTTCGACCTCATACCTTTCGGAACTGACATTGCCCACCTTCTTAGTATTAACGCTTGTCTTTATTATATCATATTTAAGTATTTTTCATTTTCTCGCAAGCGAGATAATAGGTGGGTTCCGGCGCAAGTGTGCGCCGGAGATTGAGCCCTAGATTAAGCGATGAAATCACAAGCCGCGACAACACGACAAGTGTTGTTGTAAACGCTGAGGCTGGGCGCGCCTGACGCCTGGACAAGGCCAAAGGCGTAGGAGCTGCCCGAGTACAAAGACGACGTCCAATAATTCTGTGCGGTAGTCGTGGCGTTGATGGCACACTTAACTCGTTTGGCATCCGCCGCTCCTTGATAGGCGGTAAATGCTGCCCCTTCTATTGCGGCCTGTTGAGCCGTGTTAAATGTTGCGTTTGTCACGCCGAGTTGCGCCATAGATGGTGCAGAGATCTTATCATACACTACATCCGTCGATCCATCACGGCTATAAGTTTGTTTCTTGGTATTTGCGAGACAAGCCACAAAGTTGGCATCAAGTTTACCTTGATATGCAGTGGTCATATAACTGCGTAACGTAGATGCAGAATACTTGACACTACCATTAGCTCCCCATTGAGAACCAGTTTCGTCGGTATATTTCGCCAACAAGTTCAACGCGTGTACTGCTTGCTCTGCGCCATCTATCTGCGCCACTACATCCTCAAACCCTACAATCTCAAATGGCATAACAAAAGATCCATACGGCACAAGGATTGATTGGCCAAGCGACAGAAATTCGCTTGCTAGCCCGCCCTTTACGATATTGCTGATGTTCGTGCGCTCTTCTGTGGTCATTTCGGCAAATGACTTTGTGAGATCTGGAGCAAACAGGTCTCGACACTTTACGCTAAAGGAATCGGAGAAATCGCCAGCCGTAACGGTTATTGTTACCGGAGTAGAGCTTTCCGCCACACCGGTAATTTCATACTTGCCGTTCGCGTTTAGAATCGGGCTAACCGACACCACGCTCGGATCGCTAGAGGTACAGACATAAGTCCACCCTTCCCATGGTGGTGTGATTTCCACGTCTATCTCAGCCGAAAACCCCGGGCGAATCGATGTGAGGGAGGCTTTATTTGTAATCGTCACGGAAGAAACCGGCGCACCCTGTTGACCAATACTCATGCTCGCGATATGCGATGCGAAGTCCACCGGCTTAATCAACGCGCTAGATCCTTCACGCTCTCGAATCGTTGCAGCAACGCCGGTTAAAATCGACTTACTTATTAAAACTTTGCTTTCTTCATTTTCTCCGTTCATTACATCTCCTCCTCATCAGCGATCGAATAGTTACCGCCAAAGGTCACCGACTGATTGACGATCTCGCCTTCTGCGTTCTTACTAGAAACGGTCAAAGTGGCAGTCGTCTCATTAACCTGCGTTAAATTGACTACTGGGGAATAACCATCAGCTCCATTTTTACCATCGCTGCCATTAGCACCGTCTTGGCCGGGGTCGCCCTTCTCGCCTTTTAGTTCTGCTTTTTGTCCATCAGTAAGCATGTTAAACGTCAGAGCATCTCCAGTATCACCTTTGTCGCCCTTCTCGCCCTTATCTCCTTTCGGACCCTTAAAATCAGTATCAAGCCATTTCTCACCGTCCCAAATATAGACCTTACTATCAGCGCGCACCAAGAAAGCAGTACCAACATTGTCATAGGCTAAATCACTAGGCAACTGATCCTTAGTATCAAATGCGCCAGCAATCTTCACACCTTCGCCAACGTCGCCTTTTTCGCCTTTCTCGCCGCGCATGCCTTGCTCACCCTGCTCACCTTGGTCACCCTTGTCGCCCTTGTCGCCTTTTGGACCTGTCAAAGCTTCAAGCTGCTCCGTAGAGAAATCTTCATATTTGAACGGCTCACCCTGATCGCCTTTTTCGCCGCGCTCACCCCTTTCCCCCTGCGGCCCTTGAATACCTTGTGGGCCTCGTGGACCTTGTGGACCGCCTATACTTACGCCTTTTAGGTTGATGTTAATTCCTGCCATCTTACTTTACTCCTCTCAGCGTTGCCGCTGCTTTAATTGTTATCTTGCCTTCTAGAAGCACTACGCGATCAGTTCCAGAAGTCATCACGAGATCATAAACGTATTTTCCTGGCTCAATTTCGATAGTGTCTTCTGGATGAATAAACATCGTCCAGATTCCGTCCGTCAACTCTGCTGGGCCTTGAATCTGCTTCGCGAGCACTGCTGCTTTGTCCGTCAGATCGTTGTCATACTCTGGCTTAATCGTAAAGCGCAGCGTTTCCGCTTCTGTTAAGGTTACTGGATCCATTTCTAGGGAGATTGTTCTCGTCTCCCCTCGAATGAACTCAAGATTTTTCTTTATTGCCATCTTTTACCCTTTCTTTCTAGTTATCTTCGGATCAGAGCCAAGGTTGGTCTTGCTGATCTTGTTAACGTAATTACCAATCACATTGGACTTCCTATTTGCGGCTTTTAATGTTGGCTTCTTGGACGAGTTACCTTTATTGGCGTCGGTTGTACCAGAACCCTTCACAGCGTTGAGTAACGCTGTGAAGCCGGGTCCGGATTCCGGCGTCTTAAAGGTTTTCTCGGAACTGCTAGACGACGTCTTAGAAGATCTGCCGGAAGATCGGCTGGACGCGAAATTGTTAATGTTGCGATTACGAGTTTTGTAAGTTGTGGCGTTAATAACGCCGGCGTCGTACATCGCACGATTAAGCTTGGTAAGCTCATCTACAATCGCCTTCCGCTCGTCATTATTCTCGGCAAGGTTTAGCGCCGCTTGAATATCGGCTCTTGTTCCAGCCAAGCCATAAACTTCACGAACCGCCTTATCGTAGTCCTTCGAAACTTTCATCTTCCTCAGCTCTTTTTCTTTTCTGACAATCTCCGTGCTGGTTAGATTACCATTAGCAACGTCATTTCGGTATTTAGCCTCGGCCAAATCGTACTCGGCGGATTTCTCTTGGTAGGTATAGGTCTCCCACTCGTCAGATTTCATGCTCTGATACTTCTTCAGGACTGACTTATAGCTGTCATTGAGATCATCGTTGATGTCGATATTCTTGCCGCTCTTTTTCGTTGTGACAGAGCTAATATACTCGTTGATATCCATACCATTAGCGAGCAAATCCTTTTGCCTGTCAGAGAACTCTGTCTTAATCTCCCCCTCACGTCCTTGTTCGAGCTTGGCCTTGATGGAAGCAATTTTGGTCGTGTCGGTATCAACCGCATTAAGCACTTTCTGCTGTTCTTCGCTACTCAGAGCCTTAAATGCTTCGCTCTGTTTGAGATCATTTTTATAACCCTCAGCAAGCGTTTTACCAAGCTCATATTGACTAATAATCGACCCGCTCCCGAAACGACGATACATGCCGGTCTTAATCATCGCTTCTATGCCGCCACCATCTTTCGCGTTGTCCGGATTGTCAGTCAAAGTTTTAACGAGGTCTTGGAATAGTCCACCACCCCAGTTAGAGACGAAGTTGTCGATCACAGGCGCGTCGATGCCGGTAATTTTTGCCACCGTTCTCGCTAGACCGGTCGTATATTTCTTGCCTTTATCTTCCGGGTTTAGGTTACTATCATACTCGCTCACGATTTCGTTGCCGGTGTAAGTGTTTTTATTCATACCGACTTCAAGGAAAGGCTTAGCAAATGTCGGTGTCAGCTGGTTAAGCACCGGAGAGATTACGCCGTCTGCTGAATCCGCTGTAAAATCTGGTGATTCAATACCAGTGATCGTGGTAAAGATCTTGCCGGCCAATCCAATCAAATCTTCCGGCTTACCTTCAAAGTTATTAGCTGTTCCGAGAATCGGGTAGAGCATCTGCGGCATTGGAATCTTGATCACGCCGTCAATGCGGTTGGTATCTGGATTATATTTCGCGTTCTTCGTGAAAATTACCAGATTTTGCTCCTTTTCCTGATCTCCTAGACGATCCCACAAATCTTTGTCCTGCTGCTCGCCAATACCCTTCACGGCACAAGCCAGACCGTAAGTCGCGGCGAGAGCGATAGTAGTTCGCACTGGGCGTTCTTTTAACTGTGCCACCGTAAT